TAAAACAACGTCAGCGTTGGTGGCTATCCGGTCTAAACCTGTCTGCACTTTATCTGCTTCAGCTAACACAACGTCTGCATGTGTTAGTACAACATCAGCATTGGTTAAAACAACGTCAGCGTTAGTTAGCGCAAGGTCAGCAGCTGTATCTATAGTATCTTGGTTAGTTAAGACTAAGTCAGCTGCAACAGCTATGCGATCAAGTCCAGTTTGTACTTTATCTGCTTCAGCTAACACAACGTCTGCATGTGTTAGTACAACATCAGCGTTAGTTAGAGCTAGGTCAGCGTTGGTTAAAACAACATCTGCATGTGTTAGTACAACATCAGCATTGGTTAATGCAAGATCCGCACTTACAGCATTCTCGCTGACCAAAGCAGCAGCTGCAGAGTTAGCAGCAGCCAAAGCATTCGCAGCAGCCTCACTTGTGGAGGTTACAGAGTTTACATTGGTATCAGTATCAAAGCTACCTCCATCATCAATGGGGGCGACTTTATTATTCTGGTCTCTAAATCCCATATTGTCCTCCTAGAGTAAGTTGTCGTGCGCAAATGACATTGCCAAGTTGCTACCTTTTGTTTTACGGGTCATTTCTTCTTTGTTAAGTTCTTCTAATTCTTGGTCAAACAACATTTGATACTTCTGTATTTCTTCGTTATCGTTCAAGTAAATAAATACTTCCAGGAGTGCCCCGAATAAAATTATTCTTTCGTTCTCATCTCTCAGCCAATGAGTCGCTTCGCTGCCCACCCAATAGTCGGCACTGGCAGCAAGTCTGGTGTCAAAGGAAGCTTCTGTTTTGTCTGCAGCAGCAGAGTAAGTGGTTGCAACTCCACCAATGTCTAAAGTACCTAGCCCGGACTTCCAGTTATTATAAGTCCCAGAGTAGGTAGCGTTAAGAGCAGGTAGTCTGCGATAGTAATGAAGTTCCACCACATCCCCGCGCTTAAAGTTACCGTGAAGTTTTATTTCGTTTCCAATTTGTGTGTAAAAGTTAAAGCTCTTTGTACGACCATAGCCGTCGTTAAAGGTTCTTACATCTACTTTTTCGTTGTACACGATACCAGAGTTTTTATTCAAAATATCTGCATTTCTTATAAAAATAACTTCTATTAAATCAGTGGGAGCCTTTATAGAAAGTACAGCGCCACCACCTAAGAAGGCACTTGGGCCAATATCTGGTGTAACGCCCGTAACCCCTGCAGAGTCCAACTCTTCTTGGGATCCGTTTACATCATAAAGTCTAGTGATTTCTAGTGGCGGCACACGTAGTGTTCTGTAAGCTTTATCTGCTCCGTATTCGAAACACCGGGTCACCACTGAGTTAGAAAGAACTGAAACATCTCTGTTAGACCAGTCCCTAATCATTCCTGCGTTATCACCAGTGAAATCACCAGATCCTACAAATTCTACGTATGTAGCCATAATAAACCTCTATGTCATTACTAGTAAGTCTGGATATTCTGTTTTCAACAAATAAACCAATCTCTTTTTCTGTGCAGGATCGTGCATAAACTCTGGATCTAGTATATCCAAGTTATATTTAGTATTAAGCTCTAATACAATTACGTTAGGAATAGAGCACATCTTTTGATAATGTGACTTCCTATTACGGCCTGCTTCTTTTTCTCTTTTAACTTCTTCGATAGTGTCTGAGATGTTGCCTTCAACTCTCCAAGCACTACCTCCATTAGTGTCAGTAATCATTTGACCAGTAAGGTCTCCTGAAGCTGATGTGTGTTTCCATCTGGACATGCTGTTCCTCTGTTCTAAATTATAGTGAGTCTAACACTGTATGGAATTTACCATCATTAGTTAGATTACCCACTTGGATTCTGTATACAGTAGTTGCGGTAGTGCCTAAGGCTACTACATTGTGTGAAGCTCCTGGCCTGGACATATAAACCTTTGTAAGTTTACCTGTGCTTGGATCAACTTCTACGTGATTCTCACCTGTTAAACCAACAATAGACTCTTGCGCTGCCCCAATTATGGTTTCAGAACCAATCACTAATGCGTTACTGTTTGCTGTAATTTTAATTAGCATTTACTACTCCTATAGTAAAAAGAGGACACCCGAAGGTGCCCCCTTATAGTAAGTTTAAGCGCCGATGTTAGCGATTACACCCCAAGCGTTAGGGTTAGAACATTCAAGAGTAGTCTCTTCAACGAACATGCCTACTGTGGAGTCACCATTCTGACCTACGTCAACTTCCTGCATAGGACGAAGAGTAGCCATTTTGAACCACATTGGATCGTATACAAGTGCGAAAGCATCTTGGATAGATACTGCGTCAGCGGAAGTACCGCCAGCGCCTGTAGCTGTTGCTGCAAGACCCATGATGTAGTTAGGCTCAACCATAACGTCACCGAAGTCGGACATATAAATGTCTACTGCAGCACGTAGTTTGCCTGACTCATCAATGTTACGACGTACGTTAGAGCCTGAAGCGTTTGCTTTGGCTGAGAATGTACGACGGTTCTTTGGTGAGAGCATTACTTTAGTGGCTTTACCGCCAGCTTCGTAAATAGTCTGCATGATAGAGTCGATGTGTGACAACTCAAGTTCACCTACGCTTGCGCCTGTAGATTCTGTTGAGAAGTTGTTAGCACCAATACCTGCTTCTGCAGCTGTTACGCCTGCATTTGAGATACGAGCAGCTGTATCTGACCCATCTGTGGACGCAACGTTAACAACGTTGGTTGCCCAAGAGAATACACCGGACATAGAGCCTGCTGCGGAAGCAGAACCTGGTGTAGAAACGTTTAGAGAGTGAATCAAGTCAGCTTCAACATCGCGACGCATTTCTGTGCCACGCTTTTTCAACTGGTATGCATACTCATCTGCAACGCCTGCTTGGTCTACTGCACGCTTGGTGCCGGAGACTGCTACAGTTTTAGCGTTAATTTGTGTATAGTTACCGAGACGTGAACGATTACGATCTGCGTCTGCTAGTACTACACCGCCGCCTGAACCGTGATCACCACCAGTAGTCGTACGACCATCTGGAGTAACTGCGGAGAAGTCAGCGCCCTGTGAAACACGGGAGTTGCCTGGAGCTTTTAGCTCGTCTGTTTGCCACTCGTGGTAAATACCAGTAGCTTTTGTCTTACCGATTGAAGACATGAAAGGAGTCTCATCACGGGTAATCATGGAGATGAAGTTCGCTAGATCTTCTTTCTCGGATACCGCTGCGCTTGACGCGCCTGATGGGAAACGATTACCTACAGCAGTTGCTGCCTGGGTTGATACACCTGAGGTGCCATAACGTCCTGTTGCCATTTTAATATACCTATATAATTAGCCGAATACTGGCTTATCGTGTGGGAGCAAACTTTTTTAAGAACTCTATCTGATCTTTATTAGACGCATCTTTTTTAAATGCACGAGCTTTAATAGTCGACTCCTTATCTTGTTTACGTTTAGTCGGTGATGCAGCCTTTTTAGCAGGCATCTTTTTTGCAGGGAGCTTGGCGCGCTTTTTAGCACCGATTTCAACACCCTTTTTCAATCTACGAAATTCATCTACAAATTTTACTAAGTTTGGATCTGATACAGCATTCACTAAGGCCTCCGGAAGCCCCTCTTCCAGTGCGAATTCACGCACGGATTGTTGAATGTTATCATCCCAATCAGGAATAATTTCCGTAATGGTATCATTAAAATGTTTTACTGATTCCGCAAATTGTGATTGTTGTAGCTCTTGACGTTGCTGAGTCACTTGTGTAGCAAGAGCCTCTCGTTTATTACGAGCTGCCCAGTACTCAGTCTGTGACTTAGTTTGTTCTTGAATCAACTCACCAATTTCATAAGTATCCCCTTCTTTTTGAGCTGTCGCCAGCTTCTGAGAGATTTCATGGTACTTATTCTGGTGTTTAGTTTCTTCAGTGTAAACCTCATTAGCTACAATGCTTGCTAAAGTTTCAATTTCACCTAGTTTTTGGGTCCGCTCTTCTTCTAATGATTTCCGAGCCTCACCAATTTCACGACCTTGTTTACTGAGATGTTGTTTGGTAGCAGAACCAGCAATCCAATCTGATAGCGGTAGAGTTACCTCTTCACCATCAATTTTGTGGGTCACCATAATGTCTTCTAAGTCATCTAGCGCATAAGTCTCAACTTCGGTAGCCGCAGCATCTCCGTCTTCCTTATCACTTTCAGTCTCTTCTTCATCATCTGGTTCAACATCATCTTCATATTCGGCAGATTCTACAGGCTCTTCAAGGTCTTCATCTGTTCCTGTTTCTTCTGAGTCCTGAAGTTCATCCTCGGGTTGAGATTCTTCGGGGAAAGGAACTACACCAGCTTCCTGGAGTATTTCCGATCTGTTAAGAATGTCTGCGAGCATCTGATCTTCAGTACCGCTGTTGTCCAATACGTCATCCATACGGGTAGAATTATTTTCTTCAGCCATTATTCATTTACCTCCTTGTTAAGATAAGGGTTATCCTTCCCAAAGTTGGGGTTACCTCTTTTCTTTTTAGGAGTACTCTCTTCAAGCAGCTCTAGCAAAGCGGTTCGATATTCGAACAGGCTTCGTACAACTGAGGCGTCGTTTCTAATGCGACTTGCCCCGCTAATGTCTGCTGTGTGTTGGTTAATAAAGTAGTCAATCGAGCGTTCGATGTTAATCACTACTGTATCAATGGATTCTTTGCTGCTCTTAATCATCATTATGTTCCTCACCTAGAGTTTCCATCACAGGGATATTACGTCCCCGGGTCTCGATACTAATCAACTTCTCTTTAACGCTACCTAGCGCCATTGAGCAAGCATAAAGATGTTCTCGGCTCTTACTTTCGTGAGGTTCTGTTTTCAACCATTCAATAAAGAAATCTACTAAGATATCTCCATAGGCTGAGTCGAAGAAGCTGTTGCGAGTGTGTGCAGCAAACTCTGCTTCTTGTAGTGCGATCTGTGATAGACGATCTGGATGAATCTTCTTAGTCATCCGCTTGTCGCCTGCTTCTCTGTACTTTTCCATAATTTACCTTTATCCATCATCCGTAAGGGTAGAGGGAGTGTGGTGAAGAGGGGCCTATTGGCCACCTCCTCCCATAGCTTGTTGTAGCATCTGAACTGCTTGTGCAGGTTCGATACCTAATTTTTTAACCATTGCATCTAATGATTCTGCTTCTTGTCCTGATGGAGCTGCTTCGATTGACTTAACAATCTGATTAGCCTTCATCATTATTTCGTCCATATTTCCCGGAGTTGGGAGATGGTCTGCTGGCACTTCTGCTTTAATCGCAGCAGTCTTGAGACGAGCCCATTCTTGATCATGACGATCCAGTGCAATAGCTGTTTGCCTAATGTTATCTTGTAGTGCATTATCTGCTTGAACTTTTGTATAAACAGAGTTAGCTTCTGCTTGTTTAGCTTTAGATTCTTCAACACGGTTCTGAATTCCTTTAAGTTTATCTTCTGCTTCTTTAGTTTGTTTCTGAAGACCTTCTGCTTCTTTCAAGAAATCTTCTGTAGTATGGTCACGAAGATAGTTCTCTGGCTTGAGATCTAAAGTATTTAGAAGATCAAAGGCAATAGTTGCAATGGCGTCCGGTTTAATTAGACCCCCTGCACCTGATTGTTTTAACATAGGAACTAGTTGTGAAGCAACCAACATCAACTTATCCCTCTTGTTAGAGTTAGAGTTTTCACCTAAGTTGACATCTACTTCAAGCTCAATGCATTCAGGTAGATTCTTCAAGTCCAAATCAAGGATTTCTCCTCTACGATCTGACATGATAGTAACTTCATCCATGTTATCGCGGATAGTTTTAAATACACCATCACACAAACGCTTGAATCCGCCTTCAGCAAACTTTCGAGCAATGTGTTGAATACGCTTTTGGCTAGCGTTCATCACTTGGCTCAACTTCATTTCACTGTTACCAGAAACATAAAGTTCATCGTTAAGACCTTGTGCTGCCTTAGACATACCTGTTGCTTGTTCTTTATGAACTTGCAGGTGTTGTAGCAAAGGAACCGTACCTGCACTAATAGGGCTGGGAGGAAGATCTGCCACAGCGCCCTGAGGATTACCGTTAGTTGGGATAATCTGTTTAGGTCTCAGGTTCTGAAGTGCTGAGAAGTCTACTACGTTTGGATCTGCTAGTTTCGGAGAATAGTTAGTCAGATAGGTATTCTCTACAAAACCACGCAAAATTGCAGTGGAAGTAAGTGTGGTAGAACGTGTCATATCTGCTACAGACAATCCGAAGAACTCATAAGGAATTTCAAAAGGACTTAGTGAAGCAAGAGGCACATAGCTACAGTCTTCTTCGTGCAGAATAGTATCACCTGCTACAATGAAGTGCTTAAGCTCGGCAATACCATCACCATCACGATCTACTTCCATCCAGCACTCGGTTACTGCTACGTTACGGTTAGCTTCCAGCGCATCATCCGCATCAGTCATTCCTTGCCAGTAAGATTGGCCAGTTACACGTTTACGTACTGCTACGTCATGTGAGTATACTGTATGATCTTCTGAAGTTGTGGGCAGTACTGACCAGTCTTCCATGCCTTCTGCAATATCAGGATACATCTTACGAATATCTGAACGAGACATTTCTACTTGAATACCTACAAAAGCTGCAGTCTCAATACTGCTTGCATCCCGTGAAATCAAAAAGTTCTCTGGTGGTACGTTTTCAATCTTGACTCGAGACATGTTATAAGTGCGCTTGAGACGGATATCTTCATACGCATTAGTCATAGGGTTAAAGTTTAGTTCACCCACTACTTCAACGTCTTTGTCTGCTAACTTGAGGTCAAGTGCTTCTTCGGTAAGAGACTCGTACTCTTCAAAGCTAGTAGACATGTCTTCTACAAAATCCCAGCGGATAATAGAGTTCTTCCACAGCAGAGCGGATTTCACCCAAGTGTTTAGAAGTTCCCAACCGTTGTTCTTCTTAAAGATAGTGTAGTTTACCAGGTCAGAAGCATCGTTAGCTGCAGCGATAGCTGCTGGAGAGGCGGACCAAGATTTAAATTTTGCCAGTCGGTTATTGTTAAACATAAGTTCTGAAATAATTGCAAGGTAAGCTTCCACTGTCTCTGTAGTGTCAGAAGACACAATCTTAGATACACCGTTAGGGCTAAGATGTCCTGCAGGTAAACCCGCGTATTCGTAAGTAGACTGTAGTCTATCGTTGGCCAGCTCAGAAGAGTTTAAGAAGTCTCCTACAGAGTTAGCTACTCCGGTAGACACTAAGCTTACCAGCTGTTCATCAGTTACTTTTTCACGGTAACCAGTCATATAATTGCCCATATAGGCCTCCTATCTATCTATCACCCACATGGGTATAATTGGTTGGGGTTTTTGAACCGTAGGTACCCCAAAACCCAGAACAGCATGTGGTTCAGCTGTGCAGTCCGTCTTTCCCCTCTTTCCGCCATTCTTCGCGGTGAGCACGGACTAACTCTGGTTCCCTGATCTCGACTTCATTAGCTCTCGCTTGTGTAGCTGAGTTCTTGGACTTAGTAGTTGGATCCCAGACTTTGCCACTCTTTTGTTTTACACCCTTAGATGCTCTATAAACAGACATGGTTATCCTCCTAGATCTTTTTTAAGTTGTGCTAGTTCTTCTAGTTCTTCTACACTCAAGTCTGCACTAGATCTTTCTGTGGTAACAGATTCTACTCGTGTTTTCTTGGGTGCTTTATATTCCCCTAGTTCTTTAGCAATTTTAAAGGCTTCTTCTCTGTCTCCGTCTTCCATCGCTTCATGCATAAGCAACTTCATTACATCCAGAGGATCTTGTGCAACCGAGTTGATGGCTGCAAGAGTTTCTGCCATTTCAGCAGCTTTCTCTTTAATCCGAATATCCTTTTCTTTTCTTAGCCTGCGGGCTTCAGCGGAAGCTTTAACCCCTGCAGCCTGAAACTTTCTAATCTTCTCCTGACCTTCTTCAGTCTCAGGATTAATCATGTGTTGAGCAAAGTTAGCTTGACGAGGATCTTTCATCATTCTCTGACGAATTTCCTCAATCTGTTTACTTGTTTTAGCCATTAAATCCATTCCTCATTATTCCGGTTGACAAAATTCTTTTGCCTCCAGTCAACTTTATTGTTAGCCAGCTTATCAATATTAGTACGATAAGCTTCCCAGGCGATAGCCAGTGCCATAACTGTGTCATCATTTCTACCTTGAATAGCTTCTGTTTTACCTGAAGAAGTAGAGATATAAGTTTTCATCTCTGACAAGATAGTCTTAGAGGGAATCCAAATGTCTTCTTCTTCAACAGCATGTTTAAGCTGTCCAATCACTCGAGGCTTACTGCCATGTGTCATTCTGAAGCCAGGTGTTTGACCTTCCTCAGAGCTGAGTTTAGCTGCTTTAGTTTCGTAGTACATGTTAACGTAGTTCATCTGCTTGAGTCTTTGTAGGGTAGCGACACCCATACTGTTAGACTCCACTGCCATCAGTGCGTTGTTAAAGTAACGACCTAGGTAAAACAAGTGTTCACCATAAAGAGTAGGATCTACTGTGTTGTCTCTATACATGGCACAAATGTGACCTTGAGTATTTAACACAATAGCAGTACTGTAGTCTTGTTTAACCCCCAGGGCAACGTCTGCCCCAATGATGTAGTTGTCTTTCCAATCAGGTGGTATCCATATTTCCAGGTTACCACGAGGACTGTCATCAAAAGAACCTAGCTCTTCGTTATACAAGCGTAGAGCTACTGGTTGTACTGGTAAAAATGAGTTGATCTTTTCAGGATTAAATACAGAAGAACCAGACACCAGGAAAGCTTCCTCTGCGTTAGCAGGATACTCTTGTCTAAACTTGTCTACACCACCTTCAACGATCTTAAGTCGCCTCCAGTAGATCTGTTCGTCTGTTAACTCATACTTTTCTTTATAATCTTTTTCTTCAAAGGTTAATTCAAATTCTTCTGGAATATCTCTTTTATACTCTGCGGTTTTAAACCACGGAATAAAGATAGCCACATAGTCGGACTCCCCCGCTGCTGCCGCCTGATATAGACGATAAAACTCTCCGGAAGCCCCGTTAGCTGTGGACTCAATAATAACTTCTGTACCGTCAGACTGGGAAATACCTTGAAACAATCCCGCTAAGATCTTGGCATCATGTTGCCAGAATGCAACTTCTGATGCGTGTAAGATAGTGGGGGTAGTTCCTCGTCCCGCTTCCGGTGACCCTGCTGTGTACAAACGATAAGAGCCTACGGCTTCTGGATCGGTGTAAGCTGGGGTTTGAATCGCAATTTCTTTTGCGTTCGTTTTTTCTAATTTAGGTTGTAACCCTTTTTCCATGTTCTTGATAAGATTCTTACTCATCGAGAAAAGAGAATCTGAGGTAGCACTATCATGTGCCATCACTACAGATCTGGTGTGTTGCTGAAAGTAAGTCTTCCAAAACACTCTCCCTGCACAGAAGGTAGAGATACCTTGTTGTCGAGCTTTTAAAATAATAGCTCTAACTTTACCTGTTTCTTTTCTTTGTTTCTCTAACGCTGCATTAATAATAACCTGTGCTTCGTTAAATTCGAAAGGCACAAAACCTTTGGTAGCGTCTTTAGTGATAATTCTAATCTGTTCTTGTGAGAACTTTTCAAAGTCATCAGAGTAATCTTCAAGACTCTTTCTTCTCTTAAGTTCTCTTAGAGCTTCCAACTGTGCTCTAGCTTCCTTCTTCTGATTATCCATAATGTTTCCTGGTTGGACTCGGGGTACAGTTTTACCTGACACCCCGAGGCCTGACACCCACCCGGTGCAACGACTAACCTGTTGATTTTTAACCAACGGTTCCTAAGGTAGCGAAACTTCCGTTGCTGCAGAACGACGTGTTCGCGAGTGGTATTGCTTGTGTGAGAGTATTACTCACGAATTAGTGGTAGTGTATCCTCCCCGTCACTACCATCGGGTCACCGGGGGTTGTCCATTTTACCCCTAAGGAATTTCGCTATTTTCTTTGTTTTAGTGGTAGCCATAGTTTACCTCTTAGATTTAGTTCCTGAACACTTCCATCTTTTACGACTCAGATTCAGGGGGCTGTTAGGGTCTTTGGCTGCAGCAGGGGAGCGCTTTTTCTGTCCAGCGGATCTGGCACAGTAAGCATCTCCCTTTTTGCTGCTAGGCTGTACTCTTTTACTTCCATTTTTAGCCGTACCCGCCTGTCCGTAGCTAACTCTCTTGCCACTTGCCGTGACTTTTACTTTAGCCTTACCTTTATTCGGATCTCCTGCCATACTTTATCTCCTTACTTACCCATTACATTATTGTAATCTCTACTCATGAATCTAACTTCACTTTCTAACAGAGCTACTCTTTGTTGTAACTTAGTAATATGAGATATGCTACTAGCTAGACTAGCGTTTTCTTCCCACATCTCTTCCAGTTCTACCCAAACATGTTCTAATTCATCTAGGGCATCTTCAACATCTCTGCGTAGATTAACATTTTCTTCAATAGCCATTTTAGAACCAAGTTGACTTACTGTTTCTTCCAAACTATTAATTGTTGCGGATTGTTGAGAAACCCACCATACACCCCCGGCAAGCTGTGCGGCCATTGCTAACACTAAAGCTATAGGTAATTTAATATTATCCATTATCTTTCCTCAAACTATTCAGGTATAACTTCAAAACAGTATACTGAAGTAGTACTGTGGGTTATCAAAACTAAAGATTTTTCTTTAGCTTCTTCACACAATACTTCAGTTGTAAACTGACCTAACTGGTAGTGTTCCAAGCTGTTATTCATAAACTGGAACCAAACAAGAAACCACATAACTACCTACTCCCTACTTTACTTCTTCTGCAATCATTGCTGCGCCCCAGATGAGTCCGCCTGCTCCAAGAATAAAAATGGATACAATCAGAACTATACTTAGAACGTAAAACAAATGATCTCTTTTCCTGGCTTGCTCTTCCAAGGCATCTTTACGCCTCTTCCGTGCAGCCGCTTGTTCTCTAACAACAGTGTCCCACATACCTGGAGGCCCGTAAAGCCTGCAAACAGATCTGAGTTCTTCCATAGACTCTTTGTGTGCCATCTTCGCTTGTGCAATAGCAAACCCTTCTGCTTCTGTGGAAGTAAGGCGACCCAGTGGCCCCTTGTGTTTCCCTTTTTCAGCAATGTTAATGTCTGCTTCTAGTTTAGCTAGTTTACCGAAAGAAGGTAGAACGGAGCCAACATCTTTGCCAGCCTTGATTGCATTACTGATACTACTCGAAATGGTAGTTACAGCGCTGGCTAAAGCTAATACTTCAATCATATCATTTATTAACCCCGTTTAAATTTCAGTCTTACTTTTGTGAAGACCTTGTATTTTCCATCATCTCCCGGATAGACTTAATGTTCTCATCTATACGAGCCATAGTCACTGCCTGACTTTGAACAATATTTTCTAACACAATCAACCGTGATTCATGTCGAACAATTTCTCTCGCGTTATTTTCTATATCACCACTTAATGCTGCTATAAACCAAACTAAGGCTGCTGTTTGGCCTACTATGGCCAGTATAAAAGTAACTGGTATAGACTTAGATAAATGCCAGTCTTGTTCTTCTTTGTTACTCATTTAGTGAACCCCGCGCCAAAGTACAGACCTACAATGGCCGAGACTATATGTGTGTCAAGTGGAGTAATTACAAACCCGTAGGCTGACTTCCACTGAATTGATTCTTGTGTGTTGAAAATCCAATCGAAGAAACCACCTTGCATCTCAGTATAACCTACAACAACACTTATTTCCGGATACCAAACAGCTACAAGCTTTGGTAACACAATAATAGAGCCTACTGCAGAGAGAGCTATAATTCTTCTTGTCCAAGCAAAGTGAATATCGGTCTTACCGTGTTCCCTTGCCTGACTTACAGCACCAACAAGTGCCCTTTGATGTTCTGCTTTATGCTTATTGCTTTGACCCCACATAGACATTACGCCACCAAGTATGGTAGAAAACAACATGGTGATCAATTCTAGTGGTAATCCAAACATTTTTACTTCCTTTTATTTATCAGAGTCCCGCACATTCCTGTGGAAATCAATAATACCTCTTGCAATATTCTCGATTTCACCTCGATTAATCCCGATATCATTGAGTTCAGCATCAGTCAACATGTGCATCTCTTTAATAGTAGCATTCATATTACTTCTCTTTCGAAGTACCTCTGCCCACTTATTAACATGTCCTTTAATATTCATTACAGCTATCCTTCTATAGTTAACTCTCTGAGTCCAACTTGTGTAAAAAAATCCTTTTAATAGGGGACTATACACGCCGAAGGCGTTATATTGCCCTCAAAAAATAAAAATAATTTTTGGATCCAAAGATTTTACTTTTATGGGAGGAAAAACCTCTGGGGGATAGGGGGTTGTACTGGGATAGGGGGTATTGTTTTTTGTAGATTGTACGTTGGTTGTACGTTGGTTAGGTCTCTTGTGTGGATGGAAAATATTAATTATATATAAGGTTACCTATTATTTAACATGTGTACCCCCCTTTACTTGCGAAGTCGTCCTAGGCTTTGCTTGATTCTTTTACTTGACATTCTTAGTAGGGGCGTGGCTTCCTCCCGGCTGCGTCTCTTCTTGGTTTGTCACAAGACACTCCTAACACAACTCTGAAAGGAAAAACAATGACTAGAACCGAACTACGTAAACGCCAGGATAACCGTATGCGTAACCTGGAGAACCTCCTTGATATAGCTTGGACAGCGATAATTATGGGGGCAACCGCATTCTGTATTATGGTACTGTTCTACTGTATCTGGGTAGTAGCTTACGCTATGTCTGGCACTACTTTATAGCCGAAACGCCTTAGGGCGTCTGTATGGGCTTATCTCCATGCACTGATGAGGCAGATACCTTATATCCTGAAAGGATACACAATGACTAACTTCGTAGAAACACGTAACACTCGTGATGGCGCAGCTTCTGTATTGGCTGATGTACAACTTAACTGGGTTAAGATTGTAACGCCAGTGGCAGGCTATAATGGTGGGAAACCACAGTATGAGCTACAGATAGCCACAGATAACGCAGAGCAAGCAGCAGCTTGGTATGGTATAATGCCTAACATTAATATTGTTAGCGAAGGCGTTACTTCTTTCACACTCAAGCGTCCTTCTTTCTTAGGAGCACCTGCTATCGTGTGGGAAGATGGTATGGCTATGGATGTTGCAGTACGTAGAACTATAGGTAATGGTTCTCGTGGTGACATCAAGATCTCTCACAAGCAACACCCTAAGACAGGTCGTCCTTACGTTTGTCTTGAGGCTATTAAGTTGAAGGCACTAGTAGAGTTCATTGCAGAGCCTACTACTTATGAAGATAACTTCGACTTCTAAGTTGACTACATGTCCTCCTGTAATGGGAGGGCATTCATGTCCACTTACGGGCTATATATCTAGAAAGGATATACAATGATTAGAGAATGGAAAGACTTACCTACGGCTAAACAGTATGCAGTAGGAGATTATGTACAGGTAGCCTTATCAGATGATGAGCACTACGTTGTGCAGGTACTGTCAGTACATGATGGTCACTATGATGTCATCGAATACTCTGCGGAGGAAATGATGGGTGAACTTTACATGGATGAGGATAATCACAGGTTAATCGGAAGGTAACTAGAATGGTAAGAACCTTGCAGGGTTGTCCTTGATAAAAACCTTAAGGATAACCCTGTAAACAAAACATTAAAGGGCAACCAGGGTGTATTGGAATGTAACTGGAGGATTTCCTCCTATACATCAGAGTATACCAGGGGTAAACCGGAAGGAACGAAACCTGAGGGTTTATCCGGGTTGTCCTTGTAATAACTGAACCACAACACAGAAAGTAATAAGATGAAACATGAAATCAGATGCCATGACAACTCAGGCTATCTCTACAGTACAACCAACACAGGTACAAGCGTAAAGACAGCCAACATGCTAATCGAACGTATACTGACTAACAACCAGAACTACTACTGTGATATCTCAATGGAAGGAGATACTAAGGTATACTCAATAGGAGGTATCAAGTAATGCGTTACGCTATGTCAGAGCATGCCTGTGAACGAGCGGATACCAGAGGTATTACTTTGGAAGAAATAAGTGATGCTGTAACCTTAGGCAAAGAATACAAATCTAAGTTGTATGGAGGTCAACTGAGATACTACCATAAAGGTATCTGTGTTATTGTACGAAAGACTACCAAGGTCATACTAACTACGTACAGACTAGAACATCGTTGACAGCGATGACTAAAATTGAGAAAGTATAGTCCCCTATTAAAAGGGAGAATCCCTTCCCTCCCCTTTAGGTTATATATTATATATATATTATATAAGTATACTTAGAGTAACAACAAAGAAAGATACATTATGCTAACAATCATGATAGTAGTCACATTACATCTAGGTGCTATACAAGATGTAGACTATGAGTATGAAGGTACTATGGAAGACTGTATAACCAGACTTAACAGTAATATACTGGAAGACTATCTCTTTGATACAGGAGATTACACTTACTATTATTACTGTGTACCGAGGTTAACACAACAAGGTGAAGAAGTATAACTAACCAACATATCTTGAAAGGATATACACAATGAATATCAATGAATGTAAAGAAGTAGTAGCAGCCATCCTTAAGTACAATCTTACCAACAATGATACTAAGGACTTTGGTAGGAATATTGTACCCATGTTGGTATCCAAGCCTGGTATTGGTAAGACCAGTATTGTAGAACAGATAGCCAAGGAGGATGACTATCATCTTCTCACTATACCACTAGCATCCTATGATGCAGGTGAGATAGCAGGTTATCCTATCTTAGATAAGGAACAAGGTATTTATACCAGAGCTAAACCCTTCTGGTTAGATACACCAACAGATAAACCTGTTATCTTATTCTATGATGAGATATCACAGGCTCCCACAGCTAACGTTAATGTATTATCTATGTTAGTTAATGAGAGGAAGTTAGGTGAGCATAAATTAAATGATAATGTTGTTATTGTTTGTGCTGGTAATCAGATGCAACACCGAGCAGGTACTAACCCTCTTCCTTCTCACTTTAAAGATCGAGTAACTTTCTTTGAGGTTATGGAAGATGTAACAGAGTTCTTAGCCTACGGTAATAGCAAAGGTCTACATCAGTATATCTTAGGTTATCTACGTAATAGACCGAGTCAATTGTCTACCTTTGATCCTGCTGTGGATTCCTGTGCCTCACCCAGAGGTTGGATGAGAGTAGATACCTTAATTAAGATGAATCTGCCTTACAAACTAAGAAATGAGGCTATTAAAGGTCAAGTAGGTGAGGCTTGCAAGGCAGACTTCTTAGGGTACTTAAAGGTAGCTGATAAGATGCCTGATCCCAATGAAGTGTTACAAGGTAGTGTTACTACTGTGCCCGAGGAGTCCACTGTGTTGTATGCTCTGTGTGCAGCCCTAGCTAACCTTGTTACACCCAAGACCAGTAGAGTCTTTGTTGAGTACCTAACAAGTCTACCTAACAAAGAGTTTGCTGCCTTCACCATCAGAGATGCTCTACAGAGGAACCCTAAACTTAAAGCAGATAAACACATTACAGCATGGTTTATGTCTGAAGGTAAAGCCTTGTTGTTGTGATAGAAAGGAATAAGTATGTTATCTACTAATGCAATAAAAGTATATGAAATCTCTGACAAGACAGAGAACTATGTTACTACTGTTTTCCATCCCAAAGACTTTGTTAAACTCAGAGATGAACTGCTGAACACCATCAATATCTCTAGTGTTACTGCTAAAACCGCGAAAGATAAGGTGATAGCTAAGTTTGTCCTCAAAGGAGTTAAACTTAGAAGCAACCATAAGGTTGTGCACGTATAAGTGGGTGTCAAATACGTACATATAATCTTATTAAAAACAAGGAGGGCAATCCTGCTCTCCTTATTAACCCTTATTATACAGGAATAATAAAATGTTGACTGCCAGAGAAGCCTTATCCTCGTCTAACATGCATCGTAATAAACGTATTAAAGAGTTTATCCTCACTGCTTGTCTTAATGCCAGAACTGGTGTATACTTTGATATAGAGCTGACAACAACAGAACAACTAGACTTGACTGAGAAGGGCTATAAGCTAACTAAAAATACTGTTGGTGGTTTCTTTGTTGATTGGAGTAGCCCTAATGCTAAGTAAACTAGAACAACTATTCCTTGATATAAGAATAGCTAATGCTGAACACAAAGAAAAGGAAAACAAGTAATGTATTATCGTAAAGCTAAGATACGTAGCTTCTATCTCATGGACATGGATAACCTTGATAACGCCCAAGAAATGCTGAATCCTGAAAACAAAGACTACTACAAGGTACCAGACTCGCCTCAATACCACATGTCTGCTTCTCAAGTAAGAGACATGATGAATGTTGTTTCAAGTGTAGCTGAACGTATCGGGGGCTACCCTGATCGTATAACCTGGTGGGTTGAAGTTGAAGAATTAAAAGGACAACTAATAGAAGTAACTGATTATAACGAACTAGAAAACTACTAGTTAAAAAGAAAGGTAACTAATGAATAAACGTATACCAATGAAAGGCGGAGATGAGTATGATGCTCTCACTAAAGCCCGTAAATTTCACTTGTGGAAGGCAGGTCAGGTAAAGAAGATTAAACGTGCTTACAATAAAAGGTTTCGTAAACATAATAAGGAGATAGATAATGACTGATGTAAACAAGTCCATCAAAGTAACAGAGATAGAGGAATATGATGAGCCATGTTGCTGGTGCAACGATCAAGGGCCAGAAACAGATGATGGCGAAAGCCACCCTTGCTCTTTTTGTGGTAAAATGTCATGAATGAGGTAGGAACAATGAAAGTCTTAGAATTAAATGAGAATGAAGATGGTAATTTTACCTGCGTCTTTGATCTTGACGAGAAAACAACAGAATTAGCCCAAGAGTTAGGGCTTAAGCTACTGCTGTACTGTGGTGCTACAGAAACAAAATTAGACTATGTGTTTAAAAACATATTGGGAGAGACAGATGACTAAATCTTACTTAGTAATGTTTGAGGTAGAAGAAGGAGAGATGATGTACTCAAGTGCAGAGAATCCTTTTACTTACGAATCCAAACCCATTATCTTTGATAATAAAAACCTTGCTGAGTTACATGCTAAGCGCTATAACACAGGCATTGTAGTAGAACAAAATGACATTCGTCCTTTCGATAAATCAGAAAGGCTTCGTGCTAAAGTAAGAGACCTTCTTAACAAACCGGAGTGGTAACATGAGTAACTTTAAAGACGTTGATAAAGACCCTATCAGACTAGCAGAGTATAAAGAAAGACAGAGAGAAAAGTTAGTACTTGAAGAGTACTATCGACTCAGGTCAGATTATCCTGACGGTAATCACGGGGACCTGTTAAACTTAGCTACCCTTAAAATAAAACTTAGACAAGGAGGTGTACTTGAAACCTAAAGACATTATATCCGTAGCCTTAGACTATATGATCGGTGAGACTATATACTACCGCGAAGAGTTACAAGGCGAACTACCAGAAGAGGAAATGGAATGGGCTAATCAGATAATACTCTCACGTATGGAGGAGCTAGATCTCGAACCAACTGAGTCTGAACTCTATACATTAATGAAAATCAGAATGAAAGTGTGATACAATGGAAGCTCAACTGAAAGTAAGCAGAGCCTTAATAAAACTTGTAAGCAAGTATGCCTTCTATGGCTCTTGTGCGTTAAGGTTAAACATACGTGAAGACCCTAACACTAATACTATGGCTACAGATGGCAGGTCTATCTTCTGGGGTCGTGTAGCTGTAGATAAGTGGTCTGAAGAGGAGGTAATGGGGGTACTGGCACATGAAGTAATGCACGTAGTACTGTTACATCACCTCCGAATTAAAGATAGATCACACAAGAAATGGAACATTGCTACAGACTTTTCTATCAATGAAACATTAACACAAGATGGATTCAAGTTACCTGAAGGTGCCTTGTTAGATGCTGATCACCGTAATAAAAATGCAGAGAAAGTATATGATGAGATTAAAGATAACTACTATGAGGACCCTGAGTGGGGTTATGTAATGGAGCTGTCTGACGAAGAGGGTAACCCTATTACTGGCGACGCTAAAGACAAGGCTATTGATGATGTCAATGAGATGATAGCCTCTGCTGCTGATGCTGCTAAGAAAGCAGGGCAGACTATGCATGGTAGCATTGAAGAGCTTGTTAAGAACGTAGGTACACCTAAAGTTAATTGGCGGGCCTTTCTACGTACACACCTTATGAGTAAGAAACCCGAAGACTACTCTTGGGCTAGACCTAATCGTAAGATGTTATCTGCGTTAGACTTGTACTTACCTTCAATGGTATCTAATGCGTTAGGACCTATCGCTGTAGTAATAGACACCTCTGCTTCTGTAAGTAAAGAAGAAAGAGAAATATTCTTAGCAGAACTACAGTCTATCAACGAGAGTATGCAACCTGAGTCTATCAACGTTATCTGTGTTGATACTGATGTAGCTATCTGTCATAGCTTTACACCCTATGATGATATAACAGAACTAGAACTGAAAGGAGGTGGTGGTACTGATATGAATCCTGGTTTCAAGTACGTTACAGAGTGTTTACCTGAAACAGAAACCTTACTATGTTTTTCTGACTGCGAATTCTGGTCGTGGCCTGAAGAACCTGAGTTGCCTGTAGTATGGCTC